CTACCGCTCCGCTTGCGTATGCGCTGGGCCACACCTTGTACCGCGCCTTTACCTTTTTGGCGCAAGCGTCTAGCTTTTTCTTTTTTTCCGCCATTAATCTTTTCCTCTGGAGGCCTGGATATTTGGAACGGCATTGATGTTCTGCTGATACTCATTTTGTGATGCACTCCTAACCAAAAAGTCTTGCCACATAGGTTTAATCATATCGTTGTTTTCACCTACTCTATAACTAATAACTGCTGTGTCCGATTTAAGTTCATACAGTTGGAGTGCTCCCCAACTTAAAAGACCAATAGTCGCTAGTGACGCTAGGCTGTTAAAATCAACTTTCATTGTCACCACGCCTTACAAGACCAGTATTTGGCCTTTAATTTATCCAGAGTACCTTTGTCGCAACCGTGACGTGCCCTAAACGATTTCCGTCGTTTAGGGTCTGACTTTTTAATCGTCATATTAGCATCCCCAAACCGGATGATCTTTTCTTTGCCTTTATCGCAAGCCTTGACAACGGACTTCTTCCCGCCAGAAATCTGGCGTTTAGGTTTGTTGCACTTCATCTTTGACTTGTCGATCTTAGCCATGCGTTTTTCCTACACTAGGAGAAACGTAAGTTCTGTTCCAGTGCCCGTAAGCGCAGAAACAAAAACCCCAGAAGTAAACAACATCCCGCTTTCAGGAATGAAAATCTGGTTCATTCCTATAGGGAACTTCTGGACCAACAGAGTCGCCCCACCATTTCCGTTAGTCAAAGTAAAAGATCCCGCCGCAGTAGCAAATATGTTTACCGTTTGAAGACGTGATCTCGACGGCCCTATAAGAGCCGCCGCCGCACCTTGTAAATGAGTGAAGGCGGTTATGTCTGAGCCTGCCATAACAGAACCCTCCTTTAAGTGTTTGCAGCTTTATCTTGCAAGTTGTTTGCCTGCACATAAGTGAAAGTCACAGTAATTTGACCCGCAGTAGCAGCCGCTCCCGCAGATATAAGTGTTGCTGTGATCTGGCCGTCAGCACTAAAGCGATCTGCTGTGTCTAAAGACCCAGCGGCCAAAGTTTTAGTTTCCCCCGCCGCTTTAACATTGGTATTTGCAATAAGAAATTGAGTCGTCTTGCTCAACACCCCTACTGAAACAGTCGCTGTGCCACCCGCGTTACTAGCTATAGACACTCTTAGTGTGACACCCAGTAGCTGTGAATTATCTGGAATGACGCCGACATCGTAGGTAGTTGTTCCAGCGGCGACTGCCGCGTCAATCATAATAGATTGAGACATTACAACTTGACCTACGTTGGCAACATTTGAGCCTAAGGTTGTTCCTGTTGTATCTTTGATTGTACCGGCCTTTATTGGGCCAGAAAAAGTTGTAGTACCCATGTTGATCTCCTGTCTGGGTTAAGTCAGCCACGGGATGTGACTGTCAGGGATAATAAAAGTATACACATGTTTTTTTAAAAAGAAAGGGGCCACCGAAGCAGCCCCTGACTTAACAGTTCTAAGTAGGTTACGCGCCTGTGTTACCGAAGACACAACGTGGATCTGAGAAACCGAAGCTGTAACGCTCACGGGCCTTAAATCGCATGTTGCCAGTATCAAAGTCGCCTTCCATGTTTGTGGACAACGGAGTACGCTCAAAGTGGAGCATTCCACGAGGAGCATCTGTCATAACAAAGAACGCATCCGGATCAGTAAGGAAGTCGTTGACAGCGTAACCGCTAGGCAACATCCCCATTGAACGCATCGCGTTAGTGTCATTATCCGCAGTGCCAGACCGAAGATTAGAAGCAAGAATCCGCTCTGCAATAAATTGCAACTGACGAGGGATAATCATCTTCATACCACGAAGAGCAACTTTTAAACCACGCTCGTCAACAAATCCTGCGATGTTGATCAAAGCATCTTCAAGAGATGTTTCATTCAAATCAGCAGCAACTGTTGGAGTGTTGGCAAAAGTCCCACCATTTGTGAGAGGGTGATTAGTAGCACAAAGTGCAACACCGTCTCCGCCAGCAGTAGCGCCACCTGTGAACGCAGTGTTCAAGACAGAAGCAGCTTTAACCTGCTTAGAGTGGGCCATTGAACGAGCCAAAGCTTTCGTGTAACGACTACCTAAGCGGTCATACAAGTTGTCTTCGATTGCTTCCTCAGTAATTGAGAAAGCTAGTGCAACGGTTTCGTGGTTGTAACGAGCAGTGTATGCTTCGTTAGCATCGTCAAAGTTGATAGCAGCGCCTTCCGATTTAGTCGGTGCTGCGCCAAATCCGGACAACATAACCTCTTCCTCAAACGCACGGTCTGAAGATTCTGTTGTGTAGATCTCTGCGTGTTGGCCTTCGTACTTGTTGTACTCCATACCAAACAAAGCGTTGAGGCCGGGTTCTAGCTCTTTTGCTAGTTGTGCGCGTGAAATAGCCATTTTTTAGACCTCCTATACGCCTGCTGAGTTCGTAGTACCCGCAGTAATTCCGCCATTGGCTGAATTAAACGAAGTATTTAACCGAACGATTAAAGAAATACCTGCAACGGTAAAGTCCGCATTGTCAGGATCGTCTTGAATCCCAATAATCCGCAGCTTGTGAGCAGCAGTGGTAGCAACAGTATTCAAATCAGCAGAAGCCGAAGAGATACCAGAAGTGTTGTTGCCCGCCGTAGCAGTTGCAAAGTTGATGTTTTTGAAAACAGCGGCTCGAACTTCAGCTTCTGTGTTTCTTGCGCCAACTACATTCGACGTTGCAATAGTGAACGTCTGCATTGGGTTGTCGTACACGAACGCCGTAATAGGGAACACTGGGTCCGCACCCGCTGCTGTACCTTGCCAGCTTGCAGAAAAGATTTTCTTGCCATCTGATAGGCGAACAAACTCGCAGCCCCAGAACACGCCGAGAAGACCGACGTTACCACCCGCTGCGGCTTGCGCCTCAGAAATAGTACCACCAGCTATAGGTATCACGGGAGAACCCTGATACATTTTAGTATTGTTGTTAGACGCAATGCGGTACTGAGTTGCCCCAGTAGTGTTCGCACCCTGTCCAACAATTCCGATTGGGCGTAGCCCAAACGATCCGTTAGAATTTGCCATTATAGCACCTCAAAGGTTATTCGGTGTCTCGTTTTGATCCACCGAAGGATACACGACTCCGCCGATCATTATGTATCGGCATCGAAGGATGTTGCTCCTTCATTAGGTCCTGATCGACTGCAACCATTTGTTCGCGGGTCCGGAGCCCGTAATACTCGGAGCGTTCGTTGGCCGTCTCTACAGGTATTCGGCACAGCATTAGTCCACCTTGTCCGATCACTCCCTCATATCGACCATCGTCAATAGTAGGGGCCTCATAGTCTGGATACTCGTCCTTACGAACAGGTTCCCATCCTTCACGCAGCTTGGTGTTGACATTCATTTTGTCTTCCTCACCACGCATTGAGACACGAATCCAACGATGCACGTAACCGGCTCGCGGCTCTGGCGCATCTAGGCGACTGGGCGGTGCCCATGGTTTTCTGCGAGTTTCTTTATCTCGGGTTGCGCTACTGCGCGGAGTTCTTACTTCAGTCATAGTATCAATCCTTTACAAACTTAGCGTATTCTTCAAGAGGTACGCCGAGCTTTTTCGCAATTGCGACTTGTGAATGCGATAGCTTGACCGACCTGCGCCCTGTTTTAGTGCTGCGGGATGCAGAGTTGCCAGCAGATGCGACCTGACTTCCTCCCCCGGGTTTTTTCGCTGCTTGGAATTTATGTGGAAACTCCGTTCGCATGCGTTTATCAACCTCAGTATAGTACTCATCGGTGTTCGGGTCAAACCCTTCTTCCTCGACGAGCCCTTGATGTATGGTGTAGGCGGCGGTTGTCATGATTTTATCGTCGCCAAACCATTTGTTCTTATCTTTCCACCGAACAGCTTTTTCATCCGGCACTGGAGCCGCTTGCTGTTGCTGTTGTGGGGCAGGAGCCGCTTGCTGTTGCTGTTGCTGAACAGGCATCTTAGCCTGCTGCTCTGCTCGAGCCTTTGCTGTGTTGTACTGCTGCTGCTGTACTGCGATGTTAGACAAAGCCTGTTGAGCCTCGAGCATCTTGTCAGTGTCGCCAAGCTCGTAAGCCTCTTTATAAATTCGCTTCGCACCATCTGTTTGAGACTGCAAGCGAGAGCCGTACTCAGATAGATACCCTGTATCTAAGGCTTTCACACGGGTTTTTAACTTGTTGTTCTCGTCTAGTAGCTGCTGCGATAACCGAACCGCCTCAGATTTATCACGTTCTTCTTGTCGGTATTTCTCCGTCAATTTCTTGATGCGCGTTTGCACACCCTTACTATACGTGTCTAGCTCGTTACCTGACTCTGCCGCGAC